CACGTTCTTTATACATCTCATCAATAATAAATGGAATAATGCCAGGCTTATCAGTTCGAAAATACTGCCCGTTCGCGGCAAGAGCTTTGCCACGATTATCAGGTCTTACGGATTTAGTTAGAACATTTTCGATATCGAATTGTGTAATCTCACCTTCTGATATTGTTTCAGGTGACATATTATATTGCATAATGATAGAAGGATAAAGAGAGTTTAAGTCAAACGATACGACATTATCATGTATTCCTACCTGTGGTTCTTTTACAAAGCCACCTGGATAGTTCGTTTTTACTTTATCTTCTACGAAAGGAACTACAATATTGTTTGCATATAGTCTACGATATATGATTGTGTCCCATATCATTGTAGTACCAAATGTGTCATTATAGTTTACACCACCTTTATAAGCCATTGTCATACATAAAGTAATCAAACCGAGTTTGTCTTCGATACGGTCAACCAACTCTACGTCTTTAATATTATAATCAATAAACTTTTGATGATTGTGTTTATATAGTGTATGTAGGTTCGAATACTCTTCATAGGATAGTTTCTTTTCTCCTAATACGACATGTGCAATATGGTCAAGTTTATATGATTCTTGCGGACCATAAGAGTAACCAAACTTTTTAAATAGGTCAAGGTAATCAAGTTGTGATATACCTTTAAGTTCGTATGCTGTTTGAGTTCTACCCATCTTAGTAATTTCTTGTCTATCAACTAATCCCCACGGACTGAGTCTTTTTACATAGGTTTCACCAAGCATACGATTGATACGATTTACTAGATATGGAATATCAAAGAATCTTGAGTTCCAACCAGTGACAACATCAGGACTGTGTTGTTGAGAAGACCAATGTGTAATGAAGTTTATAAGCAAATCATCTTCACGGTCAAACTTACGATATACTACCATGTGGTCTTTCATAAGAGATTTTTCAGAATCATAATCACCTAAACCCCACACGTAATAAGTTCCACCAATATTGCTTTTCATACAAATTGCTGTAATCTTATGGTCTGCTTTTTCTGGCTCTGGAAATCCATCATCAGATGCAACCTCAATATCAATTGTACATACATTAATTTTATTTCGATTGAATTCAATATCACCAGGATAGTAATCGTTTATAAATGCTGGAATGTATTTTGTATTACCATAAATCTTTTTGCCTGATACGCCTTTGTTTGCATTTACGTATTCATTGGCTGCTCTCATTGATTCAAATCTTTTACCAGCATTTGCTACACCCACAGGTGCGCTATCAAGTGCTTTCCATTTTGTTGGAAGATTAGTTGATGTAAAAAGTATTGGTTCGTATTTGATTCGTTTTTCGATACGTCTTCCGTGGTCATATCCTCTGAGTAGAATTTGATTGCCGTAACGAGAAACGTTAGTGTAGAATTGTAACATAATGTATATTATACCATAGTTTACGGTGAATGTACACCGTTATTTTCAAAAGGTTGGGGGTAATTTCTTACCCCCGCATGATTGTCAATGAAACCTAAAAACTGGATGCTTGAGCTATCATTATTGCTGGTGCTAATCCTAAGATTAACATTGTAACAATGATGCTAAATGTAGCAGTTTTTAAGGCCTCGGCAACGTCATCATTTTTGTCCAATAAGTGGATTAAATGCTTCATGTTGTTCTCCAGTAAATAGTTATAACTTATCTACTGAGTGTCGCTGCTCGCCAGTTTATCTCTATTCAATGAGATATTCTTTCTTCTTTGATGCCCCAGCAGACCCTAATTGAATCTTCCTAGGACGCTTCTCTTCTGGAAGTTCTACTCTAGCATACACTACGAGTATTCCATCCTTCAAATCAGCACCGTCTATTACGACAAATTCAGAGAGTCGGAAGGACTTCTCAAATTTGCGGGACGATATACCTTTATAAGCATATTCACGCTCGATTGGTTCCACCTCACCTTTGACTTTTAGTATGCCATCTTTAAGTTCAATGCTTATATCATCTTCCTTAAATCCTGCAACCGCAAGCTCGATGAGAAATTTTTCATCATCGATTTTCACAACATTGTGTGGTGGATAGTTGTCGTTTCCAGACCTGGCACTTTGATGAATCCTTTCCAGGTCTTCAAATAAAGTATCAAATCCAACAAAAAGCGAACGTGGTACGTTCAAAGTATTTCTTACCATTTTTAGTTCCTCCTATATAATAGCAAGGTTGTTGAGAACCGGTCCAATACCGCATTCTTCAATTATATTTATAATAGCTTAATAGCTAGTTTAAATAATTTGTGTGATAATACCTAAAATAATTCCTGACACAAATATGTACATATACTTAAGTAATGTTATTTGCTCGTCTATCATTCTGTTTCTTGGTATTAAGTTTAATCTTTTAAGTGTTTTAGTTTGTTCTTTTCCTGTCATTCCTGCTTTTGAGTGTTTCCTATATTATATTTTGGACAGAGCTCCCACTGAGATTTTTCCTTAAAGGGAATCACCTTAATTTGTCTTAAAGGAGCAATCTCTTTTGCAAGACTAGGATTGACTATTGTTACGAGTCCCCAATCTGCTAGTAAAGTTGCTATTGTATTTCTACGTTGTACATCGTTTTCTAATAAATTAGATGGCTTTCCATCTAATAAAAAGAGCTCTTTGAAATGCGTAATAAAGTATCTGCCTTGCTTATGTAATATATGACAAGACTGGTATAGTTTTTGGTCTTTACGAGAAGCTACGCCGATTCTCGTTAATGTTTCTCTTATTTTTAAGAAATCATCTGGTTCGTTAAGAGTAACTTCAAGCATACTGCTTGGAGTCCAATCTGTTATTTGTATGTTATCGTTTTCCACCTTTATAAATCCTTTGTTTCAATTGTTCAATTTGTTCATTACTCAATAATGATAATACAGATTTAGCCTTTTCATTACTATACCCATAATACTCTTTGATGAGTTCAAGATTGTCGACTTCACTTGTCTTAATCCATTTCGACCATCTTTTCTTCTTTCTTATTATATTTATAAAAAAATCAAATTGAACACGATGGTCTAGGTGGTGATGTCTATTCATTTCATTTGCGTACAATATTGTATCTTTAAAGAAAGATAATCCACGATTAATTATAAACGGATTGTATTGTTTCTCTGCAACATCATCAACCATTATATCCTTTTTGGTTTCGTTGATTGCTTTTAAATATTCAAAAGGATTCATGATTGTTGTGCAATATAAGCTTCTGCCATTTCTTTTGTATTAAAGGTTCTTTCAGATATGATAACCTTTTGAGCATTATACTTTACAGCTCTATACTTCTTTTCTTCAAATCCTTCATAGTGAACTGTTACGATGTCCCAGTTATTTGGTGTTGTTTCTTCTTCTATTATTTTACCACCAAATGGTATGTTGTTAAATGTCTTCATTTAAATTTTACTCCTGCCATTACTTCAGTTAAACATGCAACCATATTCAATTCATGGTCTGCAACAAAACTATTTTTATATTGATAATCAGCCAGAATCAAAACAAGTTGTGGTATTGATTGTGGCTCTACAAAATCATTCATATTATCATATAACTTACGAAACATTGCTGCTGGTTCTGTATCAATATTATCAGCAACCCATTGTCTCATTTTCTTAAAGTCTTTTATTTTAAGAGCTTGCATAAGACTATCAAAACTTACATCACTTACGTTAACTAATATTCCACTATCGATTTTACCAAAGTTAGAATATCTTTGTAATTCATTTAGTGTTCTACGAAAGTCTGGAAAGTATTTAATAATCAATTCAGCAAGAACTGCTGGGTCTGAATTAATACTTTCAACTGCAAGTATTTGCTGAATCATTTGCATAAATTGACCAGCCAAAGCATCTCTTTCTTTCTTTGGCATAGCAAATTCAATTACACTTGTTCTAGAATGTAATGGTTCTATGATTCGATTCTTAAAGTTACATGTAAGAATAAACCTACAATTATTACTAAACTCTTCAATAAACCCACGCAAAGCTGGTTGTGTGGATTGCGGATTAAGGTAATCCGCTTCGTCTAGAATGACGACTTTGTAGCCGCCTGATAAGGAAACTGACGAAGCGAATTGTTTGATTTTGTTTCTAAGTGTATCGATACCTGACTCTTCAGAACCATTTATAATAATGTAATCTAAATCAAGTTCATTACATAAGGCTCTTGCAACTGTTGTTTTACCTGTACCTGCTGTACCTGTAAACATCATATTTTGAAGTTCACCTTTTTTTAGAATGTTTTCGAAAACCCTTTTAAGGTCTGTTGACAGAATACAATCCTGTACTTTCTTTGGTCTATATTTTTCAACCCATAGAAATTCTTGCATTAGAGTACCTCCCAGCCTTCAACTGTATCTAACCTAAAAGACCTCCATGCGTTTTTATCTAACGACCAAACTGGAAATGCCTCCATTGAATTAGATGAGTAGTTGATTTCTGTTTTAACACCATTTGCTTTAAGCATTTCTGGATTTAGAGTACAAGGCATAACTCTTATATCGCCTGTATCTAATTTTGTAAATGTGACTGTGACTTGCCCTTTTTGTAAAGCCTCGAGCAAATTGGCTTTTTCAGTATTGTTCATAATATATCCTATAATAAATTTGAGGGGACTTTCACCCCTCGTGTATTAACCTTCCGCTGAATCTTCTTCAACAGCTTCGACCTCAGGTACTTGACCTTCTGGTGTTTCACCGTTTTTAGAAGCTGCGTTAAGAAACTTAACTGTTCTGTTTCTTAAACCGCCAACTGCTTCAAGCTCCGGGCCTTCAAATCCACCTCTTTTAGAACAAATATCAATTATTTGTACCATTGTAGCGATGTCTTGTAGACTTAACTGGACGCTTTCTTCAGCTTCAGTTTCAACGTTATTTACTTCTTCTGACATAATTTTCTCCTATGCATAGTTACGAAAATAAGAAGACCCACCCCATGCGGCATCTTCCATTCCTACAATATATTTATACATTGTAGCTTGAGTTTTTCT